GTTGCAAAGTGAAAAGCAAACAACAAAATTAGAACGGAATATCGTCTGCAGTGTTGCCCCAATCATCAGGCGCGGCGGCCTGTTGTTGCGGTGCTGCGGCTCTCTGCGGTGCGGCAGTCTGTGCCTGGTTGTTCGGCTTGCCGCCTAACATCTGCAAAGATTCAACTACGATTTCTGTGCGGCTGTGCTTCTGACCGTCTTTTTCCCACGTGCGAGTAGTAAGGCGGCCTTCAATGTAAACGAGAGAGCCTTTTTTAAGATACTGCTCTGCGATTTCTGCGAGGCGGTTAAAGCACTTGAGATTGTGCCATTCGGTCTCTTCTGCCTGTTTTGTCTTTCGGCTCGTTGCGAGAGTGAAAGAGGCGATTTTGAAGCCTTGCACCTCTTTGACTTCCGGCTCACGGCCTAAGTGACCAACAAGAATTACTTTATTAACGCTTGCCATTAGATTCTCCTATTTAATAAGCGTTAGGCGGTCAAAGAAGCCTTGATTTTTTCATGAAGGCCGCTTTGTGTTAAGTGTGTTTTCTCTGCGTGCGTCAGCGCCTTAAAGAACGTGCTGTAGTTTTCTACAGTATTGCCTAAGTACGTACGCGCCGCGGCTTCAAGTGCCGCCGTGTCTAACTGCGGTGCCGCGGTCTTCTGCGCGGCATTGTGTGGTTGCGGCACGGTGTACGCCTCTGCGCTTGCCTCTGCGCCATCATCATCTTTATCACCGTAAGCGAGGCCGAGGAACGAAACAAGCGAGTAGCGCCGCGCGTATGTAACCGCGCTGCCGAACGCCTGCACGCCTTTTTGCGTAAGGCCGGCTGTACCGACGTAGAAAACGCCGCTAGAAATGTTTTCACCTTCTTGAGAGAAAATGACTGTTTCAATGCCTACGCGGTCGTTTTCTGTCGTAGTGCGCTGAATGACGGCGAGGCCGTGCTTGTTGAGTACAGGCCGCACGGCGTCTAATACGTCGCTGATATTTGCATAGGCGTAGCCTCTGCCATTGCCGAAAGCCTGCGCCTTATTGTCCTGCCGCACGTTCTTGAAGTCAGACTGTGCCGCAACGAGGCGCGTAAAAATGTTTTGCGGTTGTTGCTTTTCCATAATTCTGATATCCTTTTATTGTTTTCAATTCAAATTGCCCTGAAGCGAAAACAGAAGAGCCTTAAAACGGTTTATCGCAGTCCTTGGCGTTAAAGTCGTTTGAGGCTTTTTCTTTTTCTTCTGCCTGGTTGTTTGTTTCGGCTTCTGAAAAATCAGACTCTTCACGCGTAAGCATGAAAATGTCGTATTCGTCGTAGCCGCCGAACTGTTCTTTTTTATCGTCGTAGACGTACATAAGCGGTTAACCTCCGAAGTTAAAAGAAATGACGCCGCATCGCCAGAGAAAGAAGACGATAACAGCGAGAAAGAAGACGCCTACAAGCGCATAACCGAACTGCTTGTAATCGTCTATGAGGCGATAGGCGATTTCCTCGTAAAACTCGAAATCGTCTTTCACGTACTGAGCCGGTATAGTCTTCATGCTAGAAGACTCCTTTAAGAAGAAAATCAAAGAACCAAAGAGCGCCTATGAAAAGCGCCAAAAGTGCGCCGCAGCCTGTCACTGTCAAAGCCGCTTCTTTTGCTGACGTAAAGCGCATTTCGCGTAAAAACTCTTTGTCACGCGCTACGCTAACGAGACCTGCGACGGCAAGAAGTGCGAGAGCCGCAAAGCAAAGCGCCGTACTTGCGAGCTGTAAAAAGTCGTTCATATAAGCCCCTTCTTTTTCATGTAATCGGTCATGCCGTCAAAGCGGTAATCTGCGTGATTCATTGCTGTGTCTAGTTCGCGCCAAAGGAGCGCTACGGCTAAAGCGTGATTCTCTTTAATCATGTCCTCGGCCGCCTGTACCGTTTTGCGATACTCAAGATAAATGTCTTTTTTTTCGGTTTCTTTCATGCTCATACCTCGTAAGTTTGTTTGAATCTGGTTAGCCGCGTTCTTTCTGCTCTTCGCGCCGCGGCACGGCGTCAGAAACATAAATTTTTCTTGCCTGTTTCTGCTCACACGCCACATTTTGGGAAGGTCATTAGCGGAGCCTCTTCTGCGAAAGAGCATCCCGTGCCGCCCGAAGTTCGTCCGAACAGCGGCGCCTGCGTGCGGCGCCCCGGCATTTATTCGGTACAGGCTTAAACCTCAAGCCCTCCGCCGCGTTAGTTCCTTTAAAGTTCCGCGGTGCCTCTGATTGTCGTAACTAGCTGAGCAATACTTTTTACCCCTAAAAGTTAGTATCTTTCATAGCTATAAGTATAACACTTGTTTAATGAAAAATCAGCTATAGGAATAGAATTTCTACAGCCACAGGATAGAATTTGAGAATAAAAAAGCCCGCCGCGGTGGGCGAGCTGGTTTTATTTATAAATAGTGTTTATCTGTTTTGTTAGCTACGTATGCGCTTTTTATACCTTCTGTGCTCTACTTCAACGCCTAAAATTCTTATGTCTCTGTCTGTGCTGTGGTACGTCGGGAAATCCGGATTTAACGGCACTAAATCAAACTGCGTGCGGCCTTGATTGTCGCGGCCTGTGACTCGATAGCGTTTAAAGGTAGTTTCGCCGTCTTCTGTCTGCGCTACTACGTTATCTGACGGATACGGCTCAAGGTCAGGGTCGATTACGATTAAGTCACCTTGGCGGTAATCAGGCATCATAGAATCGCCGCGAATCTTGAGCGCAAAGGCGCGGTCTGAAACATCATCAGAAACTACTATATATTCGTCTGCGTCAATGTCACCAACATCACTAAATAAGCCTGCCTGTACGTAAGACAAAAGCGGTATTTTCTTAGTACCTTCGGGCGCTGTTGAGGCGAACGGGTCTAATACAACGTCTTCAGGCCTGCCTTTACCTTCTGTCAGCCAGAGCAGATTAACGCCTAAGACTTTTGCGAGGTTCAAGGCTGTAGTGCTGCGCAATATCTTGGTTTCACCGCTCAGCCATTTTGCTACGCTTGGTTGCGCAACGCCGCACGCCGCGGCTAAAGAAGACTGGTTAAAGCCTTTCTTCTGCATCATCGCTTTGACGCGAGCGGCGAGAGTTCCTAACTCGTTCATAAGACCACCTTTATTTAAGTATTTTCTATAGTTCCCTACCTTCAAAGGTTATAACTTTTCTTCTTAAGTGCGGGATTACGAAAATTGCGCCCACACGTTTATAATATAACTGTAGTTCACTCGATTTTATGGACGCAATTATGAAAAGTTTGACTATTCGTATAAACATGGCTTTATCATTGATAGCTGAGACCGGCGGACAAACTAAAACAGCTTCAGCCTTCAGCGTCACGCAGGGCGCAGTCAGCAATTGGACGCGCCGCGGTCTGCCGCGCCGCATTGAAGAAATCGCGCGCCTTAAATTTGCTTGGTACGACGTTTGGAAGCGCTACGCGCCTTATGAAGGTCTCTAACGAGCAGAAGAAAACACAAAACGGAGAAAAGCTTTTGGGAGAAAAGCTAAATGAGTACTAAAGCCTTGAAATGGTATATAGACGTGCCGCCTAAGCTCTTTCTAAGCGCAAAAGAGCGCTTAGTCTTTGTGTTTCTTTGTCTCAAGCATGACGAAAAAGAACAGAAGCCGCTCAAATGGTCACGCAAAATTATCAAAGAAGAGGCGCGTATTTCTGACGATAGAACCTATTACGCCTGTATCACTCACCTGAAAGAACTAGGCTTAATCAGCGTTGAAGAGTCGAATAATACGGCGCACACTTTCACGCTAAATTTTGGCGCCTGTGTACCTGATAGGGTCTGTAAAAATACAGATGTAAATTTACAGACCTGTAAAATTACAGACCCTGTTAGGGACTGTAAAATTACAGAGGGGGGCTCTGTAAAATTACAGACCCTAGGGACTGTAAAATTACAGACCACTAAAACAAATATATATAAAACTATTAATGAAGGCGCAGACAATGCCGCGCCTTCTGTCTCACGCACTCAAAACCAAAACGCCGAAAATGCAAAAACCGCGCTTCATGTGCAAGATGAAAGCGCGGCTATATGCAATGCTCTAGGAGCTGAACCTGTTTCAGATTCTAACACGGTTGCAAAACCGCAGACAAAAACCAAAACAGCCAGAGCAAAAGCAGCTAACGGCGTTGCAAAACCTGAAAGCGTTGACGCGCAAATTTGGGGTGATTACTTGATAGTGCGAAAAGCCAAAGGCGCGCCGCTGACTCTCACCGCACTGCGCAACATTGAAAATCAGGCAAAACTTGCCGGCATAACACTTAATGAGGCGCTCAAATTCTGCGTAAATCACGATTGGAGAGGTTTTCGCGCTGAATGGTATAAGAAGCGCATACAAGAAGAAAAAACGGCCGAGGACGCTCAAAAGCCACAAAAAATGGTTGCTGTGCGTTGGTGATAGGTACAGGAGTGCGAATCATGAAACAGATTACAAACTTCAAAGATACCAACCGCTACGAATTAATCATTACGGCTAATGTTTCTTTGCAGAAAGACGCGCTTTACGCACGCTATGAAAACGAGGTAAAAGCGGCTATGCGCTACGTGAAAGAGGCGCATTACTTCAAGCACGCGGGCGACACCGACGCCGATTTACCTCGAATCATTCAGGAAGGTGCTGACAATGAGGTAATAGCTTGGGCGAGTGAGGAACCTGAATGGCTGAACCTTTCTTTTGCTAAGCACGCCTGTATTTACATTTTCGGCGATGAAACAAAGCTAGACCCTGAGCAATACGACATTGACGCACTTCTTAGAGCCTGGCACACAAACTTAAAGCTAGCGCGCGCCTACTTTGTCTCTGGCGGCGTTTACGACACTTCTAACATTATTCATTACATCACCGATGAAGGAGAAATTTTAAAGGTATGAAACAACACGGTTACGAAACACAGACAGGCGGCATAGACAAAGCTATAGGCCTGAACTCTGACGGCGTTATTACGTTTGAAATGATTGACGCATACGCAAAGGAACACCCTGATAACGAGGTAACTAATGCTGTTTACAGCATGGCGGCTTTTAAAGCTGACCTCTACGAGTATCTTACAGAAGGTTATAAGCGCGGCTTGCCTTTGCCGTGGCGGTGCCGCGTTGAAGGCTCTGACTACAACAGATATTTCAGATTCAGATTCAGACCTGAGGAACTCACGATTTGGGCAGGCGCTTCTGGTATAGGCAAAAGTATGATTACCTCTCAAGTTGCGGCTTATCTTGCAAAAAACGGTGAACCGGTTTGTTTGGCCTCGCTTGAAATGTCGCCGATGATGACCACAAAGCGAATCATCACCCAAGAGGTAGGGCGGCAAGCCATGCAGTACGGCAAGCCTGATTTAAAAAAGATTTCGGCAGCTATAAACCTCTTTAACCGAAAGATTTGGATTTATTCGAAAGTCGGTAAAGTTTCAGTCGCTGAGATTTTCATGCTCGCTAAGTTTGTCAGCGAGGTACATCACGTAAAGCACCTCTTTGTAGACTGCCTCGCAAAGTGCGTTGAGGCCGAGGACGACTATAACGGACAAAAAGCCTTTATTACGCTTTTAATCGAAATTGCTATGCAGTTCAAAATCCACGTGCATTTAGTACATCATATGTCGAAAGGCGGCATAGATGCCAAAGGCTACGCCACGAAAGCGGGAATCAAGGGCACAGGCGCGATTACAGACCTTGCCTTTAATGTGTTCACTCTATACCCGAACTACGAAAAGTTAGACGCTAAAAAGGCGAACCCTGTAATTTCAGCCGATTTAGCCGCACAGCCTGATATTTACTTAGACCTGATTAAGCACCGCAATGAAAACTGGTTAGGCCGTATCCCGCTGTGGTTTAACCCTGATTTCGGTCTTAACTGCGACACGGTCGAATGCATACCGCCAGAGCCGAATTACTCAGATGAATTTATACCTTTTTGAGGCACACACATGAACCATATGACAGCACTATTTGAAATTCTGATTTTGATAGGTCTCGTTGCAGGTTACGGCGCAATGCTTGTAATCTGCGGCGCGATTGTTGCGCTAGTCTGCGAGTTTTTCGGCAGAAGCGCGTATCCGGCAGACCCGCGGCACGGTCATTTAGTGCCCGCCTTATTCTTCTTTGGCTCTGCGCTCTAGTGGTTTGTGGCGCTCTACTGGTACTTTGGCAATGAATAAATGCTTTGAGTGTCAGCATGCCACCTATCGCGGCCTTTCTTACGCAGGTTTTAACTACCTCGTAAAAGAGAGGCGCATAAAGTGCGCGGCGTATCCGAACGCAGAAGAAAGAGAAATATACGCAAAGAATCCGAATTTAACAGATGCAGCTTGCCGCCATTTTGAAGCCTCACCGCCAGAAGCTTTAAAAGAGCGTTTAGAAGCGCTTAAGAAGTACGGCATAACTCTAACCGCCTAACACACCTCTATAGGAGCCTTCAATGTTTTATCGTCACAATCTGACAGGCACGGCCTTGATTAAGAGAATTGAAGAGCCTAGCGCCTTACGGTGCCGTGAGCACCTTCCGGAAGTTGTTTGCAAAATCGGCGAAAGCATTTTTTTAGATTACGTTGTAATCACGCCTAAAAGGGTTTCGCCTGAAAACTTTAAAGCGATTGAAGCGCTCTTAGAGCCTGTAACAGAAGCCGCAAAAGTAGCGCCCTGCACATTCAACGAATACCGCCGCGCCGTGCGCATACGCGTAGACGCTGACGCGCCTAAAACCTACATTGAAAGCCTTGAGGTATTCAAACAAGGCACGCAGAAGACAGAGCCGCAAAAAGTGCGCTATTCACGCGCTACCTACGAGGCGTAAGACGGCAGACCTGATAACAAGAAAAAGGAAAACCACATGACAGACGAAACAAAGGCCGTGCCCTGTAGTGAGGCAGAGCCGCGCCTTATTACCTTCAAAGTCTTAGGCGTAGCCGTGCCGAAAGGCAGGCCGCGCTTTGCCGCAGGTCATGCTTATACGCCTACGCGCACGCGCCGTTACGAGGCAATAGTAAGGCAGTGCGCTAAAAAGGTAATGAATGGCGCTGAGCCGCTGAAAGGTGCTTTAGCATGCTCTATTTGCGTACGAATTGAGCCGCCGCAGTCAAAGCGCAAAGAACTTGAAGAGCGCGGCGGCTGTGCCTGGCACACTAAAAAACCTGACTTAGACAATCTTGTAAAGGCTTTGTTAGACGGCATGAACGGCATAGCCTTTGAAGATGATTCTCAAATTTGCGAGATGAGTTTACAGAAGCTTTACACCTTACAGCCGGCGCAGGTCTTAATCACGCTGCGGAGATTGAACGATGAATAAAGAGAAAACGAAAAGCGCCGCGGCTAAGGTTTTCTCTTTAAAAGCGCAGAAAGAAAAAGAAGAGCGCAAACGCCTTGAAGACGAAAGATTAGCTGAATTAATGCCGCGTCTAGAAAACTGGTACAGAGTCTACAGAGACACGCGGCAGAGACAAATTAGCGCCACGCACCGCGCGATGCTCTATCTCATTCAGACGTACGGTTACCCGCCAGAGATTGAAAACGCGCCTTCAAACGGCGATTCACTGCCGATACATGACGCAGACCAAAAAGACGCCGCCGTGCTTGAGTACGTTTACAGCACGATGGGCGGCGAATGGGAAGCCGATAAATGGATTAACGGTCGTAAGCATTTGACGGTAGCCACAGCCAAAACGCTTATAAGGCTCTTATGCTTTGAAGACAAACACACCTTCATTTTTGCGCGCAAAGAGTACTTTAAGGTTTCTGGCGCAAAGTACGGCGCTTGGATTCGTGATGCTCTTCTGTTCTTTGACGCTCGATTGCGTGTTTATGCGTGGGCTAACTCTCACGCAGAAGACGGCACCAAGTAGCAGCTCTTTTAAATTTTCGCGCGTTATTACAGCGATTCAGTAGCGCGCGAAAAAAGAAGAGGGTAAAATACGAGTCATACAAAATATGACTGTAAGACAGTCCGCTTGAACGGCTTAAAGAGAAAATCACCCTTGCGGGTGGTTTTGTGCACCTTGAAAAAACGAGGTAGCGAAAAAGCCACAAAAGCGCTAAAAACCTCAGTTAGCGGCATTCGTGCCGCTTTTCTTTTGCCTCTCTCTTTGCCACATCATGCAGAAAAACCGATTAGAAGTAGTCTACAGGCCTACTTCTGAGCTGATACCGTACGCACGAAATGCGCGCACGCACTCAGAAGACCAGATAGCGCAGATAGCCGCCTCAATAAGAGAATTTGGCTTTAACAACCCTATTCTTCTTGACGGCGAAAACGGCGTTATTGCCGGGCATGGCAGACTTGAAGCCGCACGGCTTTTAAATCTCAAAGAGGTGCCGTGTATTGAACTCTCGCACTTAAGCGAGAATGAAAAGAAGGCTTACATTCTTGCCGATAACCGCATAGCGCTTAACAGTGGTTGGGATTCTGAGCTTCTATCGCTTGAGATAAAAGACCTGAATCTTTCTGACGTAGATTTAAGTCTTACAGGTTTTGACGAAAGCGAGTTAGATAATTTACTGCATGACACGGCGGCCGAGGGTGCCGATGTAGAGTTACTCGATAACGTAGATACTTCTTACACCGTCTCGATAGTCTGCGAGACTTTAGAAGAGGCTCAAGAACTGAATGACCGCTTGAAAATGAATCTTGACCTTTCGCGCCAGATTCTCAAGCGCAAATTCAGCGAGATAACGCTATGAAAATCGCGTTAATCGAGGTAGACCCAACCACAAAAACGACGGTAAACGCGCACGTTAGGCAGTGCTTTTATTTGCAGTCGTTTTTGCGGTCGAGAGGTCACAAATGCGATATTTTGTATAAAAACACAGTAGACGCTTGCACCGCGTCAGATTATGACGCGCTTATAGTTTCTTATGCGTCTTTCTATGCGAATTACAACGGTATTTGCCGCGTCATAGACCGCAACGCAAAGGCAAAGCTCTACTGGCTGACAAACGAATACAACTTACAGATTAACGGCAGCGTTTATAAAAAACTGCGTGAGCGCAATTATGAAATAATCGCTAATCATCTCGCAGACGGTAACACTATGCGCGCTTGGTCTAAGTTTCATACTTTGAACCTTAACGCGCTTTTTTATGAACCTACTGCAAACAATGTAAAGAAGTACGGTATCTGTTACTTTGGTACATACCGATGCGGCAGAGACCGATACTTTAGAAAGTTCTTTACAGATAAGCGGCTCTTTCTCAGCTCTAGCGATAAAAACTTCAAAAAGTTTATGTCGGTAGGCTGTAAGTTTCAGCCGTGCCGAAAGTTTGTTTGGGGCAAACAAAACACGCTAGGCGCGTTCAAATACTCGCTTTATCTTGAAGACGAATTCACGAACAAAAATTACAGTCACTTAGCAGACCGATTTTATGAAGCTCTATCAAGTGAAACAGTAACTTTATTCGATTCGTCGATAAAGCACACACTTGAAAACAGCGAGATTAAAGACTGCGATTATGAGCAGTTCTTTATTGAAAGTCTCGACGATGTAGAAAAGTTTGACTATAAGCGCGCCTGGTTAATTCAAAAAGAGTGGATACCTCTCGTACTTGCAGAGCGGCAAAAATGCTTAGAAGGTTTTGAGGCTATTCTGCTCAATGGCTAGGAGGTTTACGCCATGGCGAAAGCTAAGACTAAGCCTAAAATCGCTATTGACCTAGCCGCCGTAGAAAAGTATGCGGCTATTGGTCTTAGTCAGGAAAAAATCGCTAAGAAGCTGCATATTTCACCGTCTACGCTTTATTCTCGAAAGAGAGAAAGTAAAGAATTTGCAGAGGCTATAGAGCGCGGCAAGCTTGCAGGTGAAACCGTGCTAGCGAGTAAAGCTTTTGACCTCGCACAGAAGGGCAATGTGCATATGCTCAAGTTTCTTCTTATGTGCCAATACGGTTGGAGCGAAAAGCAAAAAATTGAGCTTTCAGGCGAAAACGGCGCGCCGGTTCAGGTTCAAAACGTCTTTATTAACGACTTGAAAGACTAGCAGCATGCCGCCGGTACAACGTAAAGTAAAACTCTCAGAAGTCGTAGGCGGCGGCTATGCTGCGTTTTGGAACAGCCGCAAACGCTACGTAGTCGTTAAAGGCGGTCGAGCTTCTAAGAAGTCTAAGACTACAGCCTTACGCATTATCTGCGCTCTGATTGAGCACAAAGCGGCAAATGCGCTAGTCGTTCGGCGGTTTGAGCGCACACTTAGAAACAGCTGTTACGCCGATTTACTGTGGGCGATTCACCGCTTAGGCGTTGAAGGTCAGTTTACCGCTACGCTCTCACCGCTTGAGATAACCAAGAACGATACAGGGCAAAAGATTCTCTTTCGCGGCCTCGACGATGCACAAAAGATTACGTCTATTTCAGTAACAAACGGCGTCTTATGTTTCGTGTGGGTTGAAGAGGCGTATCAACTTCAAAGCGAAGACGAATTTAACAAGCTTGACATGTCTATACGCGGGCAAGTCCCTGAAGGCTTGTATAAGCAGGTAATTCTCACGCTGAATCCTTGGTCAGATACTTGGTGGGGCAAAGCGCGCTTTTTTGACGGCGTAAACGAAAACGTTTTAGCGCTTACAACTGATTACCGCTGTAACGAATGGTTAGACGATGCAGACCGCCGAATATTTGACGAAATGCGCGTTAATCAGCCGCGACGGTATCGCGTTGAAGGCTTAGGCGATTGGGGCATTTCAGAAGGCCGAATCTACGACAGAGTAGAGCTTGCCGCACTAGACCAAAGCGCCTTACTTGCAGACAGAGAAAACATAGCTTTTCACGGCCTCGACTTCGGTTATACAGACCCTACAGCGTACGTAGGCGGCTTTGTGAATCAGTCGCAGAAGGTCATTTATGTAACGCGCTCTTTTTACAGACGCGGCATTACAAATGACGTAATCGCAGAAGAGCTAAAGCGCCTGGGCTTAAAGCGTGAGCGCGTGGCGTGTGACGCCGCAGAGCCTAAGAGCATTGCAGAGCTGAATAAGTACGGCATTAATGCAGTGGCGGCACCGAAAGGCGCAGACAGCGTAAGGCACGGCATACAACAGATTCAGGCTTACAAGATTCTCGTAGATGCTGACTGTAGCGAGTTCTTTAACGAGATAACCTCTTACGTGTGGGCTACAGGCAGAGACGGCAAACCAACCGACAGGCCGGAGCACGAATACTCACACGGCGCAGACGCGCTAAGGTACGGCGTCGCACAGATACTTTCAGGAAATTCAATTCAATGGCACAAATTATTTTAAATGACAGCGCTAACGCGTATTTAGGCGCGTTCAATACTTCTGCGCTTGGTGCTTCTGAAAGCGTCTCAGAGGCCGCATTAGGCCGCCGATTCTCTAATAATTGGATTGTTCGCCGAATTTGCGAAGGTTACGCAAAAGACATGACCGCTAAAGGCGTCGCTTGGAAATGCTCTCAAGAAAAGGCTGAACTACTCGAAAAAGAGTTTAAGCGCCTCAGAGTGTGGGCAACACTCACAGAAGCGATTACTTGGGCGCGTCTCTACGGCGGCGCTCTGATTATGTTCGGCATGGCTGACAATGCGGCAAATATGCCGCTCAATGCAAGCGGCACTTTTGAACGCCTTGAGGTTTTCGACAAAACAGAAGCGCGGCCTGATTTAAGTTCAATGCGGTACGGCGTACCTACGCGCTACAGCGTTTCGCCTCGCAGTTATCAAAAGACCTTTGATTTAGACGCGTCTAGGTGCATTCGCTTTATCGGCAATCGTACGACACATGACGCCGCCAGCTGTAACGACTTTTGGGGGCGTTCAGTCATTGAAGCCGCAGACACCGCCATTAAGCAATACGACAATTCTATAGAAGGTGCCGTAGAGCTTATGAAGCGCTGCTACTTGCGATGGATGGGCATTAAAGACTTTCGGCAGTCTTTACAGAATTCTGATGATGATGCCTACAACGTAGGCAAGTACGCCGCGATGGTCAACAGCGTACAAAATATTTCAGGTCTCACAATCGGCGATTCTGAGGATACCTTTCAAACTCAGCAATATTCATTTGGCGGTATTCGCGATGTGCTTATGACTTTCTCAGAGCAGGTAGCCGGCGCAACGCATTATCCGTTAGTAAAGCTGTTCGGCATGTCGCCTAGCGGCTTTTCGACAGGTGAGACCGACATAGAAAATTACAACGCTGATTTGCTCGCCGAACAAGAAGAGAGCCTTAGAGAGCCGATTTACAGAATAGCGGCTTTAGTTTTGCAGTCTAACGGCCTTACGACAGAAGATTTAGACTTTGATTTCATGCCTCAGCGCGAAACCTCGTTTACAGACAAAGTAAACGCGGCTAAAACCGCTGTAGACACTATCTTAGCTGTACGAGAGGGCGGCATTATTAACGACGCCAGAGCGCTAGAAGAAATCAGTAAGCTAGGCGAAACAACCGGCCTGTTTGCGACTATCGACGAATCAGACCGCGCCTATTTGAAGACAGAAGAGCCGCCTAGCGCAGACTTATTAACGCAGTTAACACAGCTTGCAGAGAATGGCGAAAGCGTTTAACCATGAAGCCGCCTATCGGCGTGAGGCAGATAAAGCTTATGACCGAATCGGCAAAGTAGTACAAAGCATTATCTCGTTTCATGTAAAGGCTGACGGCACTATAGACGATAACGACGCCTTAACGCGTGACCTTCAAAAGTACAGCGAGAGCCTAGAAAAGTGGGCTAACCGCTTCTGGTCTACGATGCTTATCAAACAGGCTAAAGCGTTAAGTCGTGACTTTAAGCGCGCAGGTTTGACGATTGAACCGTATGAAGAGCGGTTTAAATGGAAGTTCTATGCCATGCTGCGGGAGCAGGTAGACCTTATTAAGACTCTGCCTTTGAACGCCGCAACAGAAGCGCAGAAGTTAGCGCACAGAGCCGCAACAGAAACAGGCGAAAGAGCCGAAACGCTGATAGAAACCTTGCAGGGCTTAAAGCCTGGTTATCCGGAATACGCGGCGCGGCGATTAGCGCGCACCGAAATAGCAAAGACTCAATCTTTAATCGTACAGGCACAGGCTGAAAGCCTAGGCATAAAACAGTACGTTTGGAGGACGGTCAAGGACGAGGCCGTCAGAGACTCGCACGCGGCTATGGACGGCAAAGTCTGCGACTTTGAAACGCCGCCAGAAGTTGAGCCGGGCAAGTTCTATCACGCAGGCCGGATTCACAACTGCCGATGCTATGCAGAGCCGCTACTGCCGCAGGTTTTGAAGAAAAATGAAGACTAATCATGTATGACGCTTTATTTAAAATTTCGCCTAACCGCTCTCTAACACGTGAGCGGTTTTTGTTATGCGAAAACGCCGTAATTGCAAGCGCAGGCGCGCGCACCTACGACGCGGCAGAAGTTGAAGGCGTTGAGCCTGATTCACGCGGCAAGGTTACGCTTCTGCGCGATAAACAGGTACTTTTTTCGCCTGAAACTCTGGCAAGTTTTGAAGGCAAGCCGGTTACCTTAGAGCACCCCAAAGAAAAGGTCGTAGACCTCGACAATTGGAAATCGGTAGCCGTAGGCAATGTAATGAACGTGCGCGCAGGTACAGGTACGCACGAAAGCGACTTATTAGCCGATGTTTTGATATTCGACAAAGACACTATAGAAAAGGTGCTTTCAGGCGAATATGAGGCATTAAGTGCAGGTTTTACCTCAGCCGTGAAAGACGTGGGCGGCGGGTGCGGGCGTGAAAGCTCGTTCATAGGAAATCATGTCTCAATCGTTCCGAGAGGCCGTGACGCTTCATGCGTCTTATGCGACTCTCTTCCCTCACAAGGTGAACACATGGACGACAAAAAGAAGGAAGCCGCCGCAGAAGCCGCGCCCGACTTAAAGAAGCAGGATTCGGACGTCACCGCTGCGGAACCTTCTGCGACTGCCGAAACACAGCCGCAGGAAGATTTGACGGCCGTTGTTGCGGCTCTCACAGAGCGCGTAACGGCGCAGGATAAGCGCCTTGCCGCGCTTGAAGCGTTGGTAAACAAAGAAGCGGCAGAAGAGCCGCAGACCGTTACAGACGCAGAAGAGCCGAAAGACGAAACAGAGCCGGAAGCCGCGGCGCCTGTTGCACAGCCGCAGGCAGAAGCCGAAAAGCCGAAAGAAGACGCAGAAGCCGCAGAAGAAAAGCCGCAGGCAGAAGCGCCTAACTTTTCTGAGCTTGCCGCGCTCGTAGCCGCAGAAGTTATTAAACAGCTCAAGGCAGGTACAGCCGTACAGCCGCAAAATGACGCGTGCGTAAAGAACGACGCCGCAGACGTAGCGCCGAACATTGCAAGCGACACGCCTAATTTAGCAGTTGCGGCTCTTACAGAGTTTGCAAAGACCGCAGAAGGTGCCGCCTTTATCGGCTCGATGGGCGGCATTAAAAACGACAGCGCGCCTAGTCTTCTTAAGGCGTGCGCCTCGTTCAAACGTGCGCAGAATGCGCAGGCCGTGCAGTCTGTCAAGAACGACAGCGCCGCAAAGCCTATGACGTTTGAAGAAATGGCGCGGCGGCTCTGGCGCTAAAAGATTCGATTCTCTCTTTATTTAGTTTTTGGAGTTTTCACACATGGCAAAAGCAAATTACAGACAGCTTGCCGCAATCGCAGGTGCAATCACGCAGAGCGGCGCAACTGTTAAGACTGTCACAGTTGCAGAAGAAATCGCGGCAGGTCTTCCGGTTAAGTTCGTTGACGGCGTGGCGCAGGTTATTGAAGCCGCAGACGCACCCGAAGCGCTCGTAGGTATCATTGTGCGCGATTCTGTACCGTTCGGCTATAAGCCGTTTCCCCGCGATGTCGGCGCGCTCTCTGAGGGCTACATTCAGGTGCCTGTGGCAGAAGGTGCCGCCGTAGTGCGCGGTAAGGCTGTGTATTTCGACGCTGAAAAACAGGTTTTCACGTCTGAGGCTACCGCCGTAAAAGTGCGCGCGGTCTTTGCTTCTGACGGTCAGGCCGACGGATGCGCAGAAATCCAAGTTGTTACCTATCTGCCGTAATCTTTCGATAAACCGTTTTTTAGGAATTTTCACATATGGCACTTAATGAAAATGTTATGACGATTTTTGATAATCGTCTTACTCAGCTTGATTCTGAAATTATCAGACCGCAGACCGATTACACCTGGACGCGCGATATTCCGTTCACCGATGATTTGTCTAAGACCGTGCGCGCTTTGGCTCTTACTAGCATTGTCGGTATCGGTCAGGGCACTTCTGAAGCCGCAGGCCGTTCTTGGGTCGGTGAACACGCAAACGACCTCAAAGGCGTAGACATTGCAATGTCTGCCAGCGCTGTTTCTGTCTTCACGGCAGGCCGCGAAGCTCGTTGGAGTCAGATGGACATTGAACAGTACGCCGCTGCGGGTAATATTAACTTTAGCGGTGAACAGGTTGAAGTAATCAACGACGTGTATCAGCAGGAAGCGCAGGAAGTCGGCTATCTTGGTGATGCAAAGAAAGGCATTTACGGCCTTTTGAATTCGACTGATAAGGTTGAAACCGTCAAGGGCGACGGCGTTTTAGCAGACGAAAACGCCACTTGGGACGATGTTGTAGCCGCTGTAGATAAACAGTTTTACGCCGCCCGCAAGAACGCCGCAAACGTGCTTACGCCGTCTCGCATGCTTGTATCTCCCGAAGTCTATATTCGGCTGTTCAGCATGAAGGCGCCGTACGATAAGCGCTTTTCAATGATTGATTACATTGAACAGAATAGCCTCGGACGCGTTCAAAACGGCTCTATGAAAGTTCTTGAAGTCAAAGAGCTTGCCGGCATTGGTACAGGTAAGAAAGACCGCGTTTTGTTCTATACGCCTGATAAGCGCTTTGTGAATTTCCACATCCGCAGTCTGTGGCGTGAAAAGACCTACGACAAAGGTTTAGACATTTGCGCCGCCTACCTGTGGCGTCTGTCTGAGCTTCAACTGCGCAGAACCGAAACACTGATGTATGTAGACGGCCTGTAAACCTTCTTTGTTTTGCTAAAGCGTCAATCATGAAAACAAGCGAATTTCTGAGCATATTTCCTGAGTTTGAAGCGGCGGCGGTTGACCGCATAGACTTCTTTCTTGAAAACGCACAAAGCGCAATTTCTGAGCGTCGCTTTGGCAAACAAACAGAATATGCACGCGCTCTGTATGCCGCCCATCATTTAATTGTTTTGGGCGGATTTACAGGCGCTGACGGCTCGCAGTCTGCTGCACAGATTCAAGGCGGCGCTGTTGCGTCTAAGTCTGTAGGCTCTGCCTCTGTCTCTTACGACACAGGCGCGCTTAACGAGGCCGACGCAGGGTATTGGAACGCTACGGCTTACGGGCGTTTGCTGTGGATTCTTATGCGGCAGTACCGCCGTATGCCTTTCGTTGCGGTAGGACGTGCCGTATGCCCGTAACCTACGTACATAAAAATGCAGGTGCCGCAAAACAGCTAGAAACGAGAGTTAATAATCTAACGCGGCTGGCTGTAAAAATAGGTGTACTGCAAGATACAACGAAGCGAAAGGCAGAGCCGCAAACCAACGCGCTACTTGCCTATGTGCATGAAAACGGCTCACCGGCTAGAAACATTCCCGCCCGGCCGTTTCTGCGCCCCGCTCTGCTTTCGAATGCCGATTACATACGAGAGAAAGGCGCAGAAGGTATTGAGCGCGAAATCTTAGGCGAAAAGAACGCGGCTAGGCGCTGTTTAGCTGAGGTAGGTATGCGCGTGATGCTCACGGCAAAGAGCAATATCACAAACCAAGTAGGTTTTAAGCCGCTTGCCGCCAGGACTCTTAGAGCGCGGCAGAAAAAAGGCTTTGACGGCACTAGCGCCTTGGTTCATACAGGCCAATTAGTTAACTCTATTCATTACAAGGTTGATTCAAATGCTTGACCTTAGCGCGCTTATTACAGACTCTAATTTTTGCGAGACCTGTACTTTAGTGCGCACGCGAATTGAGCGCACTAAAGACGGCAGAGAGCGCAAAAGCGCTGACACGCTGACGATTACCGCCGTAGTTCAGCCTTCAACTGACGCAGAAATTACGGCGCTTTCAGAGCTGACCGCAGGCCGTCTAACTGAGATGCTTACGATTTATACAACTCAGCCGCTTCTTACGGCTGACGATTCGCACCTAGCCGATACCGTCATGTACAAAGGCAGTACTTACGATGTCGTACAGGTAAGAAATTACTTTTTCAACGGCGGTTACTGTCAAGCTTTCATTGCGAGGGTTGCACATAATGACCGACTCGACTAAAGCCGGAATTCTCGATTCTCAAGATACTGATATTCTTTCGGCTGAATTTGATAACAAGTTTCAGGCCTGGTTATCTGATGCACTTGAGATTACGCCTTACGCCGTGCGGCCTGTTTTCAAAACCGACGTAACGAAAAGCGCCGATTACTGCGATGAAGCCTTCTATCAATTCGGCAATTACACACAGAGCGGCAGTAATGCCTTGCAGGTTGATGATGCTAAAGGCGGTGAAAATCATGTTGAATATTTCGGCACTGTTTCATGCACTGTCACTATTTACAGCGAGAGGGCAAGGGAGAAAGCCTTTCGCCTCTGTGACCTAGGCACCTATTCGCAGAATACGCACGATTTAGACGCGCTCGGGCTTGGTTGGATTTCTGCCTCAGTGCGCGCGGTCTTTGCTGAGACCGTAGGCGCACGGCTCAGACTGCGCGCAGATGTGCAGATAGATTTTAATTACCGCTACAGCCGCGCTTGGGCTGTGCGCAGGCTCGTTAACGCAGAGCCGCTTCTTATTTTTAACCAATAGGAAATTTAATAAATGTCTACTCTTAATTTGAATCGGGTAGTAAACGTTTCTATGGTCTTTTCGCCTTTAGCGGCTCAGATTCGAGGCTTTGGAACGCTCCTTCTTCTTGGTGATACAGAAAATGTTATCTCTGACGGCGAAGGCTACCGCACCTACAGCGACAGCGACAGCGTAATTACAGACTTTGGCGCAGACGCGCCGGAATCTTTGGCAGCTCTCGCATATTTTGGTCAATCGCCTACGCCTAAGACCTTGTTAATTGCAAACAAGGCTAAAGATGCAACGCTTGCAGAAACTGTTAGCGCACTTCTTGCAGACTACGGCAGAAACTTCTACGGCTTTTCTCTGGCGCTTTCTTCTAACGTCTCTGACGATGATATTTTTACCGTTGCGCAGTTGATTGAAGCTTCTAGCGATTCTCACATTTTCGGCGTCACGCTCAACGACAAAACAGGTATTTCTAACACGGTCTATACAGAAGACAGCACCGACGTAGCCTCTAAGCTTAAGCGCGGCTCTTATACGCGTACGTGCCTCTTCTATGCTGACTACGACGCAAACGACACGGCCTACAAACTGAATAAATACTTTGCAGTATCGGCTTTAGGCCGCATGTTCAGCGTCAATTTTTACGGCTCTAAAACCACGCTTACGCTTAAGTTTAAGCAATCGCCTAGCATTCAGCCTAGTAACCTTACTACGACTGAGGTTACAAACCTTGAAGCGCGCAATATTAACGTTTACGCCATGTACGAAAATGATACCTACATTATTGAACAGGGCGTAATGTGCTCTGGCATGTGGGCGGATGAACGGCACGGAACCGACTGGCTGCAGAATGCTATTCAAACCGAGGTGTACAACCTTTTCTATCAGTCTAAGACGAAAATCCCTCAGACAAATGACGGTGTGGCGCTCATTCTCTCTCGCATTGCTAACGTGTTGGATGTCGCAGTAAATAACGGCCTCGTTGCGCCAGGCACATGGAATAGCGACGGCTTCGGAGACCTTAACGAAGGCGATTATCTCGACTCTGGTTACTACCTCTACGCTGAATCTGTCGACGACCAATTGCAGAGCGAAAGAGAGGCGCGGCATGCCCCCGCCATCCAATGCGCTATCAAGCTTGCCGGCGCAATTCATGACGTAGATATTACCGTCAACGTTAACCGCTAAACCATTTGAAGAGGATTTACAGAAATGACAAAAAAGGCTTTTTCTTTGGCGCATTGTTCGGCCTCTTACGCTGTGTATGGCGGTGTTTCGTTTGATCTGAAAAACGGTATCGCAGAAAACGGCGTAACTATTGAGCTTGCAGAAGACTTAGGCGAACGAGTTGTAGGCGCTGACGGCTCTAGCATGTGGACTGAATACATGACCTCGCACGGTACTATTACCGTTGAGCTTATGCCTTACTCTGATGCTTACCCGTTCTTCATTACGTTGCAAAACGCACAGCGCGCAACAGGTTCTAAAGGTCAAGATACTATTACTATCATTGACCGCGATTTACAGCGAAATTGGGTAGGCTCTGATGTGGCTATTCAGTCAATCAGCGGCGAACAAATCAGCAAAAGCGGCAACAACGTTGTAACCGTTACGCTTAGTTGCGGCTCTATCACTCGACAGGCGGCGTAACACATGACAAAGACCAAGGAAATTACTGTTAACGGCATTAACTTGGTGCTGTACAGACTAGGCGCGATGGAACAGCAAAACATCTTTAATAAGTATGTTTTGCCCGTCGCGGCTACCTTGGGCGAGTGTTTCACAAGCGGGGCTAATAACGCCGAAATTGCGGCGAAAATTCCGGCATCGCTTATGCGTAACATGCCGCCTGAAAAAATACAAGAACTTCTTTTCAAGGTTTTGCTTTCGCCTGATTGTGTAAAAATCAAGGCTGCGGGCATGGAAATGCCTCTGGTCTCTCAAGAAGGCGCGCGCGCAGTCGTAACTTCTAGCGAACTTGACGAAATCGCCTACTGTTGGGAAATCGCTATCGAGGTTTTCAAGCTCAACTTTGAAAACCTTTTTACGTACGCTCTCGCTACCTTTCAGAGCGCCACAAAATCGGCAGCGACGAGCGGTTAAAAACAGTTAAGTTTGAAGAAATACCGCATAACAATCTTATGCGGCCTGTTCTAAGAGGCTTTCTACAGTATGAGAGCCTCTTTAACGGCGCAGTAGATTTAGGTGATATTGAGCTTTTGAATCTCGCTATTTCTTTGAACGACGAAAACGAAAGACGCGTACAACTGGCGCTAAATCCCTCGCCGGCAGGCTAGCAATCTATCGAGAGTTTCAACAATGGCAAACAACGTATTAGAAGAGTTTTTTGTAAAAGTCGGTGCTCTCGTAGACAAAAAAGGCTTTAGAGAGACTAACCAGGCTGTAGATTCAACAGCCGCAAAGATTAAATCTTTCGTAAAGCTTGCAGGCGGCGCACTTGCCGCAGGTGCTTTAGCGCAGGCCGTGCAGAAAACCGCAGACCGCTTTAATGAACTAGGCGATATTGCAAACCGTTTAGGCACAGTTTCAGCGGCTGAGATTGATAGGCTCAGCTATGCGGCTGAGTTTTCAGGCTCTAGCGCAGAAGCGGCTCAAGCCTCTTTTGAGTCTCTCTCTAGCACCATTGGGCAAGCGGCAAAAGGCATAGGCCGCGGCGCTAAGGTTTTCGAGGATTTCGGCCTCAAGGCTAAAAATTCTGACGGCTCTATTAAGTCTCTCTCTCAAGTCTTAGAAGAGGTACGCGGCAAAATCGCGAACCTTTCGCGCGCAGAGCAAACCGCCTACATACAGCGCTTAGGCCTTGATAAATCGCTTGTAGGCATGCTTACCAGCGATACAGGCGCGATTATTGCAGAGTACGAAAAGCGCACCGCCGCACTTGGTCTTAACGTCAACGACGCGGCAAAACAGAGCACGGCATTTAATGACTCTGTACGCTCAATGCGCAAAACCTTTAGCGACATTTCGACCGCTTTTATAGTGCGCATAATGCCGCCGATTAGCGATGCCGTTAATCAAGTTGCTAAGTGGCTCAATTCGAATATAGAACTTATGCGAAAGTTTATAGAGCCTCTGGCGGCGGCCTTCAATGCCGGCACATATTTAATTAAAGGCTTCATGACCTCTATAGGCGCTTTGCTGAAACATTTAGGCAAACTGCCGTTAGTCATAGGCGCGGCGGCTGTCGCTTGGAAAGCCTTAGATATGGTTTTCAAGCTTTCGCCGTTCGGCAAAGTGGTATTAGCTATTACCGCCGTAAGCACAGCCATAGGCCTTTTAATTGATGATTTTGAGACGTTCAAAGAAGGCGGTAATTCGTTTTTTGATTGGTCACCGTTCATAAAGACGCTTGAAGCTGTAGAAAACGCGTTTAACTCTCTCGTAGAGACCGCGGCGGCGGTTTACAAACGCTTTGAAAACGAAATAGATTTATATGTAGGTTACGTCAAAGGCGTCTTTACAGGCGATTGGAGCGGCTTTTCTGACGCGTGGGAGCGCCTCAAGGCCGAATACTCGCAGAAGCTTGAAGACCTCAAGGTGTCTTTCTCTAACGCGTGGCAAAACGTAAAAGACAGCTTTAAAACGGCACTTTCTGACATGCTGAGCGGCTTTACAGAGTGGTTCAATAACATTCTGAGCCGCATTAAGAACCTAGGCGCAGAAATGAAAGACGCTGTTAAGAACAAAGTTACAGGAGCTTGGAACTCTGTTACAGGATTCTTTAGCGGCAAGCCTAGCGGCGCAGATGTGACGCCTGATAAAAACATAGCGCCGGCAACGGTGGCAAACAATCAGAAAACGACAAATAACACTAAGACCATTAACCAAGTCTTTAATGTGCCTACGGCTGACGATGCTAAGAACATTTCAAACAGCACAATAGGCCGTGACGCCTACGCCATGGCAGGAGACTACTAAGCATTATGAGCTTTTTACAAACTCAGGCCGTAGGGCTGATTGGTACGCTGATAGGCAATGTGCTAAAGATAAACCCGAGCCGCACATTTTCAGATTTCAGCGATTTTTGCTCAGTCTCTGAAACGCACGCAGCTAGCGTACAGCCTACGCAATATCCTATCGAAAACGGCACGCAAGGCACCGACCACATAATAAAGAACCCTGACACGCTAACGTGGGACGTACTTTTTAACGAGCAGTCGAATCCTCAAGATACCTATACGCGCTTGCATGATTTGCTTACAAGCGGCGTACCTTTCGAGGCGTCTACAGGTTTAAAGACCTACGAGAATTTGCTACTCACAGGCTTAAGCGCAACAACTGACGCGCACACAGGCCGCGTATTACGCGCCTCTCTGACGATGCAGGAAATCATCATCACAGAGGCAGTAAGTACCACACTGCCGCCGCGCGCTCAACAGAAGAGCGCAAACGTTACCGGCTCAACTGCGCAGAGCGGCACTAAACAGGTGAAAGAAGCGCGCACCTCAGATATAAAAAACATGGTCACGCAGGGCAAAAAAGCTACAAAAGCGATTTTTGGATAACGCATTATGTCAGTTTGTGAAATACCGCTTAACGATTATGCAGAGTCTTTTACTGTTGAGCTTGCAGGCGCGCCGTACACCTTTAGGACGAAATGGAACGACTCTTTAGGCGCGTGGGTCTTAGACATAGGCAAAAGCTCTGATGAATGGCTTATACGCAATCTCGCAATGGTCACAGGCGGCAATCTGTTAGAGCAGTACGAGCATTTGAATCTTGGTTTTGAACTCTACGCCGTGACAGACGGTAAGCCAGAGACAGACCCAAGCACGAATCTAGGCACAGACTCGCACCTTTACGCAGTGACTGACTGATGAAAAATTACGGCAGAAAAATAGGCCTCTTAATTGCTGACAGCAATAACCAGGCTCTAGACCTTTCAGGCTTTCGCGTCGTTTTTACGATTGAAAAGACGGCGGCAGAAAAACCGAACACCGCAAAAATAGACATCTATAACCTTTCGCAGTCTACGGCCTCTCGCTTGATAAGCGGCGAATTAACGCGCATTGTTTTGCAAGCCGGCTACGCTGAAAACTACGCAATACTCTTTGACGGCAATTTAATAAGCACGAAACAAACGCGCAACGGTGCCGAAACAGTTTTAAGCATTGAGGCAGGCGACGGCGATAAAGCCTATTCTTTTGCGCTTCTGAATGAGTCTGTAGGCTCTGGCTATGACTCTGCGCAGTTAGCAGAAAGAGCGTTAAAGCCGATGAAAGAAAACGGCGTAACGAGTACCAACACAGCGGCAATAGAGAGCGGCACAAAGTACCCGCGAGGCCGTGTGCTGTTCGGTGCCGCACGAAACTATGCGCGAAATATCGCACGTACTACAGAATGTCAATGGAGCATGCAGGACGGACAGGCCGTCTTCTGTAAGCGCAATGCGGTACTTTCAGGCCGTGAGGCTTTTCTTCTGAATGTTTCAAGCGGCATGATTGGCAGTCCTACAGTAGACAAAGACGGTATTAGCGCCGCATGCTGCCTGAATCCTCTTTTGAAAATCTATGACCCGCTCAAAATCGAAAGCGACTTTGTAAACGGCGTCTATAAGATTGTCTCTGTTAAGCACAGCGGAGACACGCACGGCAATGAGTGGAAAACCGAAGTAAAAGCCACAGCGATAGACCAGAGCACAAAGAAGACCACGCAAAAATAAGAGGTGCTGCATGCTTCAAAGCGAGCGCATAAAAAGCGACTTAGACGCGCGCCAAAGCGTCATAGATGAAACAGCCGCGCAAATACACGTTTCTATGCCGGCAAAGGTTGTATCTGTTGACCTAGCGCGGCAGGTGGTGTCTTTAAAACCGACCGTTCAGGCGCGGCTTAGAGGTAAAGACGGCGGTATTACACCAACCGATTACCCTGTAATAACCGAATGTCCGATAGTCTTCCCGCGCGGCGGCGGTTTTGCGCTGACGTTTCCAATCAACGTAGGCGATGAATGCCTAGCAGTGTTTTCTGATTCTTGTATAGACTTTTGGTGGCAGAGCGGCGGCGTACAGAATCCGCGCGACGAAAGGCGGCACGATTTAAGCGACTGTATAGCGGTGTTCGGCATAACGTCACAGCCGCGAAAATTACCAAGCGTGCAAAGTGACGCAATAGAGCTAAGAACCGAGAGCCGCTCAGATTACATAAGCTTGCAAGGCTCAAACATCAACATAAACATTTCAGGCACCGCCACAGTGAACGCCTCTAAAGCTATTGTAAATTGCCCCGTAAATCAGATCAACGGCAACGTAACAATAAGCGGCGCTACTGTGATTCAAGGCGGCTTAAGCGTCTCTGGCGGTAACGGTGCGAGCGTCGCAGGCAATCTGAAAACAACGGGCGATGTAGTAGCCGGTACGGTCTCGCTTCAAGGTCATACGCATAGCGGTGTACAGACAGGCAACGGCAGTACAGGCAAGCCTAACGCCTAACGCCTAGAGGTTCTAAATGCAGTACAGAAAACTAGACAACAGCGGTGACATGGTTTTTGGTCACTCTTCTAAAGACTATCTCACAGACTGCGCAGAAGCCGTAGCGCAAAGCGTGCTTACACGGCTCAGACTGTGGCGCGGCGAGTGGTACTTAGACACGTCAGAAGGTACGCCGTACATGCAGGAGATTCTAGGCAAAGGCACAGAATCAAGCGCAGTACAGGCGCTTTACAAGCGAGTGCGAGAAACCGACGGCGTAGAGAGCATTACAAACTTTCAGACCTCATTAGACGCAGACACGCGGCAAATGAAGTTTGAAATCGAGATTCAAACAGAATACGGAGCGATTACCGTAAATGGCTAAAGCATTAAATGAATTAGCGTACATAGATGAATCAGGCTTTTATGTCGCAGATTATGCAGACTTCTTAGAGTACCATCAGGCCGCATTTAAGAGCATTTATGGCCAGGATGTGAATCTTGACGCAGACACGCAGGACGGACAATTAGTTGCGCACTTTGCACAAACGAATTACGACCTGGCGCAAACGTGTGCAGCTTGTTTTAATAATTATTCGCCTAGCACTGCCAGAGGTGACGCGTTAAGCCGTCAGGTTAAAATCAATGGCATAGCGCGGCAGACTGCGACTAATTCGACAGTCGATTTAACGCTTACAGGTGAGGCCGGTACGACCATCTTAAACGGTCAGGCGCGTGATTCTCAAAGCCTTTGGAATCTGCCTTCAAGCGTCGTTATACCTCTTTCAGGCACGGTTACAGTAACCGCTACCGCCAATGAAGCGGGCGCCGTCAGCGCAGACGCCGAAACGATTAACCGAATCGCCACGCCTACAGAAGGTTGGATTAGCGTCATAAACCGCACAAAAGCGACAGAAGGCCGAGACGCAGAAACAGACGCGGCCTTAAGAGCGCGGCAGGCTCTGAGCACCTCGCAACCGTCGCAAACTGTTGCGAACGGTATTTTAGGCGCTCTGCAAAAACTCGACGGCGTGACGCGTGCGACAGTCTACGAAAACGCCTCAGGCACCGCGGCGGAAATTCCTGCCTACTCTATCGCAGTCGTAGTAGAAGGCGGCGATGCTGACGAAATCGCAGAGGTAATCAAGAACAGAAAAACACTAGGCGTTGCGACTCAAGGCACGACCTCTATTGCAGTCGAAAACAGCGACGGCACGCGCTCAACGGTCAAATTCTACCGACCTACAGAAGTACGCGTAAAAGTAACTGTCTACCTCGACCCGATCGACGGCTACTCAAACCTCTACGAGAATGAAGTAAAAGAGCAGGTCTCAAACTACATTAATTCTCTGAGCTTTGGCGCAAAGATTTACCGCTCAAAGATTTTCGTTCCGGCAAACCTCGAAGACAATACGCATGACGATACCTACGATGTGACCGAGGTAACGCTTGCAACCGGTGCTAACGAGCAGAAGGCGCAGAATCTGACACTTGCATTTAACGAAGTGCCTATTTGCGAGCTTGAGGATGTGGAGGTAGTCGCTCATGTCTACAGTTGAGAAATACCTACAGCGCGTCCCCGCACAGCACAGAGACAAACCGAAATTCAAAGCGACGCTTACCAACGTTTTAAATCCGTGCTGCTCTTTGATTGACATCATGGCAAGCACCGCGAGAGAGTACGACCTTGACCGCGCAATCGGAAATCAGCTCACAGTCGTGGGCGAGTGGATAGGCCGCAATCGCAAGATTACCGTACCGATTGAAAAGCCCTGGTTCAGTTTCGACGACACCGCTGAAAAAGGTTGGGATGCGGGCATTTGGTTCGGCGCTTACAGCTCTGAATACGGCATTGTGAACGCGGACGACGATTCCTACCGCTTACTTCTGCGCTTGCAAATCCTTTTGAACAATTGGGACGGCACCGCCGAAACGCTCGTTAAAGGTTTTCAGGCCGCGTGTCCTTCTGCATCGATACAGGTTAACGACCACTGCGACATGACCGCTGAAATTGTCGTAGACGCCTCAAAGCTCAATACAACGCAGAAGAGCGCAGTCAAAGAAATGCTTGAGAGGTTTCACCCGGTAGGCGTGGCAGTCACCGTAACAATTAATGAATAGCTTTTTTTGAGGATTCAAATGGCTACTAACGAGTTTCAAACTTTCGCCGAAGGCGGCAATCCCTCTATATCGTCTTATGACGAATGGGAAGACGATGCCGCCCGCGTGAACGGCTTTACATCAGGCGTCGCAAAGTCTAAGCCTGTAAACCGCGTCTTAAAACAGGGCGCGGCAGTCTCTAAAGCAATCGCAGATATTATCGTAGAGAAAACAGGCAAGGACGCGCTTCTGAATTCTGCGAGCTTGCAGGAAGGCATTGAGGCCGTCTTAGCGCAATATCTCCCGCTCACAGGCGGCACCGTCACAGGCGATATTACCGCACCGACATTCACCGGCACGGCGTCCTACGCCACGAAAGCGGGCACCGCTGACAGAGCGACCACCGCAACAAGCGCAACGAGCGCCACGAAAGCGACTCAGGATAGCTCAGGACAGACAATCACGAGCACGTACATTAAGAGCGCTTCTGTGAGCGGTACAACGGTTACTTTTACGAGAGGCAACGGAACGACTTTTACTATTACGACGCAGGATACCAACACGGTTTACACGCTTCCTGCGGCTTCTACGAGCGCTTACGGCGGGCTTAAGCCTTCCTCTTCTTGGGCGCGACTGGTGAGCGGCACAGCTACTACAACGTATTCGTACACAGCAACACAGAATTGCTTTTTGGTTGCTTACAACACGGGCGGGACAAATAGTGCAACTTCTACGCTGTCCGTTGGCGGCACAACTATTTATTCTAGATATACACATCACAACAACGGGAAAATAGCCTATCCGATGATATATCTCGCGAAAGGACAAACAGCGACATACACGCAGGAATCTTGTTATTTCGTTTGTTCTATTTTGTACATGGGATAAAAAATGGAATTTGAATACGACTTTATTTACTTTTCTGACGGGCGAGTAATCCGCGATGGGCGGGA